CGATGGCATATGGATGACCTGACAGGTCGTGTTGTTAAGGATATGTCTAATAATGAGCGGGCTGACCAGTATGATGTCATAGAATTTCCTGCGATCTTGCATGTGGATGACCCAGACACGGGCAAACCCATAGATAAGCCTCTGTGGCCTGAGTTTTTTGACATAGAAGCCCTGTTACGTACTAAAGCGTCTATGCCTGTGTTTCAGTGGAACGCTCAGTACCAACAGCAACCCACCGCTGAAGAAGCTGCTATAGTTAAACGTGAGTGGTGGAACGAGTGGGAGAAGGAAGATCCTCCTTCTTGTGAGTATGTGATAATGTCTTTGGACTCCGCAGCAGAGAAGCACAACCGCGCTGACTACACAGCACTGACCACATGGGGTGTGTTTCTTAATGAGGAGACTTCGGCGTATAATATTATATTACTTAATAGTATTAAGGAGAGATTAGAGTTTCCAGAGCTTAAAGAGCTAGCTATGGAGCAGTACACAGATTGGGAGCCAGACGCGTTTATCGTGGAGAAAAAGAGTTCTGGTGTGGCATTATACCAAGAAATGCGACGAATGGGCCTACTTGTACAAGAATATACCCCTCATAGAGGTTCTGGTGATAAACTAGCGCGATTAAACTCTGTATCTGATATTGTAGCATCTGGATTGTGTTGGGTTCCACAAACTCGTTGGGCGGAGGAAGTAGTTGAAGAGATCGCTGGCTTCCCGTTTATGAGTAACGATGACTTAGTGGATTCTACGGTTATGGCACTTATGCGGTTCCGACAAGGTGGCTTTATACGTCTACCTTCTGATGAGCCAGAAGACATTAAATACTTTAAACAACGCGGTAGCGGGTTTTATTAAGAGGTTAAATCATGGCGATTGAGAAAGGCATATACTCTGCCCCCAAGGGTATAGAAGAAGATATAGAAGAAGGCATGGAAGGAGAGCTTGTCGATCAAGCGTTAGAAATCGACATCGTCAATCCTGATATGGTTACTCTAGATGACGGTAGTGTGGAAATAACCATCATACCTGAGGCTTCTGAAGTCGATATGATGGATTTTGATGCCAATTTAGTAGAAGTATTAGATGAATCACTTGTAAACGAGTTAGCAAGTGATTTGATAGAAATGGTAGATTCTGACGTAGATAGCCGAAAAGAGTGGGCTGACACGTATGTTAAGGGTCTAGATATCATTGGTTTTAAGTATGAAGAGCGAACTACTCCTTGGGAAGGTGCTTGTGGTGTTAATTCTACTGTTTTATCTGAAGCAGCTATTCGCTTCCAAGCGGAGACGATGAGTGAGACATTCCCCGCAGCAGGGCCAGTTAAAGTAAAAATACTGGGTCAAGAGACTAAAGAGAAAGAAGAAGCGGCTGAACGTGTAAGAGCGGACATGAACTACGAGCTGACCGAGAACATGGTCGAGTATCGCCCTGAACACGAGCGTATGCTATATAGCCTAGGACTAGCAGGATCAGCGTTTAAGAAGGTTTATTTTGATCCTAACATAGGTAGGCAAACAGCTATCTATATCCCCGCAGAAGACGTTATCGTGCCTTACGGAGCGTCTAACATTGAGTCCGCAGAGCGTGTTACTCACGTCATGCGTAAGACTAAGAATGACATTATAAAACTACAAGTAAGTGGTTTTTATTCCGGTGTTGAGATAGGCGATCCAGTAGCGTTTCACACTGATATTGAGAAGCGTAAAGCCGAAGAAGGTGGTTATTCAATCACTGATGACGAGCGATACACTATATATGAGATCCATGCTGATCTTATAATAGAAGGTGTTGATGACGAAGATGGCGTTGCTAGACCTTATATAGTAACTATTGAGCGTGGTACTGAAGAAGTACTCTCTATACGCCGTAACTGGAACGAAGACGACGACCTAACATTGAAGCGTCAACACTTCGTACATTACGTATATGTCCCCGGATTTGGCTTCTACGGCCTTGGACTTATCCACATCATTGGTGGTTACGCTAGAGCGGGAACATCCATCATACGGCAGCTTGTGGACGCTGGTACCCTATCTAATCTTCCGGGGGGTCTAAAGGCTCGCGGGCTACGGATTAAAGGGGATGACACCCCCATAGAACCGGGCGAATGGAAGGATGTAGACGTACCATCAGGTAGCATTAGAGAGAATATAATGCCCCTTCCTTATAAGGAGCCTATCCAAACACTGTTAGCGTTACTTAACCAAATTACTACTGAGGGCCGTCGTTTAGGTGCTATTGCAGATATGGATGTATCTGACATGTCAGCTAACGCTCCTGTAGGAACTACCCTAGCATTGCTAGAGCGTACGTTAAAACCAATGGCCGCAGTAATGGCCCGTGTACACTACGCTATGAAGTTAGAGTTTAAGATGCTCAAAGCTATCATAGCCGAGGAAGCCCCTGAAGAATACGCCTACCAGCCTAACAGAGGCGAAGTATCAGCACGGCAGTCAGACTACGCTATGGTTGATGTAGTCCCTGTAAGCGACCCTAACAGTGCCACAATGGCGCAGCGAGTAGTACAGTACCAAGCAGTGCTACAGATGTCACAACAAGCCCCACAGATATACAACTTACCTCAATTACACCGTCAGATGATTGAAGTAATGGGAATTAAAAACGCTGACAAACTAGTACCTACGGAAGATGATGTGAATCCTACAGATCCCGTAAGCGAAAACATGAACGCCCTAACAGGTACCCCCATAAAAGCGTTTATCTATCAAGATCACGAAGCTCATATCGCGGCTCACCAGTCGTTTATGAAAGATCCTATGATTGCTCAATCTATTGGGCAGAACCCGCAGGCTCAACAGATTATGGCAGCTCTTAACGCCCATATCGCAGAGCACCTAGGGTTTAGGTATCGTTCTCAGATGGAAGAGAAGTTGGGTGTTACCTTACCTGCACCGAATGAGAAGCTATCGGAAGATATCGAAGTTCAGTTGGCAAGGCTCGTAGCCGAAGGTGGCAAGCAACTTACAGCGCAGCATGAGCAAGAAGCGGCCCAGAAGAAAGCGCAACAGCAACAACAAGACCCTGTATTCCAGCTACAACAAGCAGAACTACAGGTTAAGCAAGGAGATATGCAGCGTAAGACTCAGAAAGATCAGTCAGATGCACAGCTCAAACAAGCAGAACTTCAGCGAAAGACTCAGAAAGACCAAGCTGATGCAACCATAGATATGGAACAACTCAAACTAGCTAAACAAGAGTTGGAAATAGATGCCCAGAAAGCGGGCGCAAAACTAGCTGCGGATAGAAAAACAGCTAACACTAGACTTGACCTTGATTTACTAAGAGAGGCCAAAAACAAACCTAAGGAATAGATATGGCTAATACCGTCTTTGACGTGCTAACGAAACAAATCGAGGATGCTACATCCTCCGCACAAGAGTTTCTTGAGAATGGTTCTGCAACAGATTATGCAAACTACCGAGAAGTAGTTGGTTTGATACGAGGTCTTCAAACTAGCTTATCTTACGTAAAAGACCTTTCGCGCAATTATATGGATGATGACAATGACTGATTTAACACCAACCCCCGAAGTAACCGAAGAAGAACTAGAGCACCAAATTCCTACTCCTGTAGGGTATCGAGTCCTAGTAGCTATGCCAGAAGTAGAAGATACCTATGGTGATAGTGGCATTATTAAATCTAGTAAAGAAATACACCATGACTACATCATGTCAACTATTGGCGTGGTATTAGACATGGGTGAGCAGGCGTATTCTGACAAAGAACGATTTACGACTGGCCCTTGGTGTAAAGTAGGAGATTACGTAATGTTCCGTGCCAACACAGGCACGCGCTTTAAAGTAGGTGGTGTTGAGTATCGTTTAATGAACGATGATTCGATTGAAGCAGTAGTTAACGATCCTCGTGGCGTTACACGAGTGTAAAGGAGTTAGTAATGGGATTTCAAAAAGTAGAGTACTCGTTTCCTGATGAAGAGAAAGATAGCAAAAAAGAAGATATAGAAATAGAATCTTCCGGTGCTATTGAGATAGACGTGTCTGGAGAAGAGCCAGCTAAAGAAGAAAAAGAAGTTGTTCAAGAGAAGGACGACGAAGTTGATATTGAAGTCGTAGATGATACGCCGAAAGCAGATAGGAACCGCAAGGCTTCTAAACCGCCAGAGGACATTACGGACGAGGAGTTAGAAGATTACTCCGACAAAGTACGTAAGCGTATTCAGCACTTTAGCAAAGGTTACCATGATGAACGCCGCGCAAAAGAAGCCTCACAGCGCGAACGTCAAGAACTAGAAAGTTACGCTAAATCTCTTGTTGATGAAAATACCAAATTAAAGGGTAGTGTAGAGAAGAACCAAACAGCCCTACTAGAGCAGGCTAAGAAAAACTCAGCTATTGAGATACTTTCTGCTAAACGCTCATATAAACGAGCGTATGAAGCTGGGGATGCAGACAAACTTCTAGATGCCCAAGAAAAACTAACCAACGCTAAGATAAAGTCGGATAAGTTAGAAAATTTCAAAGCAGAGCCTTTACAAGAAGCAGAAGTTCCTGTACAAATACCTCAACAACAGTCTCAACCTAGAGTAGATGCCAAAGCGTCCGATTGGGCATCAGAAAATTCTTGGTTTGGTGATGATGATGAGATGACAGCTTATGCTATGGGGGTACACAGTAAACTTGTTAAACAAGGTGTAGACCCACTAAGCGATGAATACTACGAGAATATTAACGCTCGTATGCGGAATACCTTCCCCGAAGAGTTTGGAGAAGATGAAGAAGAGCCAGAGGCTAGGACAAGTAAGCGAAAGTCAAATGTGGTTGCCCCCGCGACGCGGAGCACAGCACCCAAAAAGGTGCGATTAACGCAAACACAGGTAGCTATTGCTAAGAAACTTGGAGTACCACTGGAACTATACGCCAAAAAGGTTGCTGAAGAGATGAGGAAAATATAATGGCCGAGAACAGACTAAACCGTGAACTTGAAACTCGTGAAAAAACAACTCGTAAAAAATCTTGGAATAGGCCAGAAGTACTACCTTCTCCTACTCCAGAAGAAGGATACGCGTTCCGCTGGATACGAGTAGCTATGCAGGGAACTGTTGATGCTACGAATGTTTCTTCTAAACTTCGTGAAGGATGGGAGCCAGTAAAGGCTACAGATCATCCAGAAATTACACTAGTCACAATCGAGAACGAACGATTTAAGGACAATGTAATTATTGGTGGACTGATGCTTTGTAAAGCCCCCGTCGAACTAGTTGCAGAACGTACTGAGCACTTTGAGGGACAAACTAGAACTCAAATGGATTCAGTCGATAACAACTTGATGCGGGAGAATGATGCCCGTATGCCGCTATTTAATGAGCGGAAAACGAAAGTTACCTTTGGTAAGGGAACTTAACTTAATTTTTATAGGATATATATTATGTCTTCTACAAGTGCAGGATACGGGCTAGTTCCCGTAAGACGGCAGGACGGCACCCCTTATACGGGCGCTCAAGAGTCGTACTTGTTCGATCCCGCTGGGGTCGCACAAAATGTCGGGTATGGTTCTGTTGTTGAACTACACACTGACGGTTTTGTTAACATTGCTGCTGGTACAGGTGCAGACGCAGGTGCTAACAATCTAGGTGGAAACACTATTGGCGCTATCGGCGTATTTGTTGGGTGCGAGTATATTAATGCTCAAGGGCAGTTGATCTTTGGTCAGTACTACCCCTCTGGTACATTAAATGCTACTGCTTATGTTGTAACTGATCCAAATGTATTGTTTCAAGCACAAGCAAACGGCGCGGTAACTCAAACGGATCTAGGTCACAACTGTGATTTTCCAGCCGCACAGCACGTTACAACTTCTGTAAACACTGTCACTGGCAAGTCTAAAATGCAGGTTAACGCTACTACTGCTACTGCCACTAAGTCGTTTAAGGTTGTTGGATTCGTAACTAAAACTGGGTCAGAAATCGGCGATGCTTATACCGACGTTCTGGTTAAAATTAACCTTCCGTACCATCAGTATGGTACTGGCATTGTGTCTAACTAAGGAGCTGACTAATGGCTATTTCAAGAGCGCAACTATTAAAAGAGTTACTCCCCGGATTAAACGCATTGTTCGGTTTAGAGTACGCAAAGTATGGCGAAGAGCATAAAGAGATTTTTGAAAACGAAACCTCTGATCGTTCTTTTGAAGAAGAAACTAAGTTGTCCGGCTTCGGTTCGGCTCCAACTAAGTCAGAAGGCTCCGCTATTGAGTATGATAATGCTCAAGAAGCCTTCACCGCACGCTACACGCACGAAACTGTTGCTATGGGTTTTGCAATCACTGAAGAAGCGATTGAAGATAACTTGTATGACTCTCTGTCATCTCGTTACACCAAAGCACTAGCTCGCGCTATGGCATACACTAAGCAAGTAAAAGCTGCTACCATCTTGAACAACGCGTTCGCTGCTGGTACTACTTACGGTGATGGAGTTTCTCTATGTAACACTTCTCACCCACTTGTTTCTGGTGGTGTTAACTCTAATACTCCAGCAGTTGCTTCGGATCTTAACGAGACTTCTTTAGAAGCCGCTATTATCCAGATCGGCGGATGGACTGACGAGCGTGGCCTAAAGATTGCAGCACAGCCTAAGAAACTCATCATCCCAACAAACTTGCAATTCGTTGCAACTCGTTTGCTTGAGACTGAGGGACGTGTGTCTACTGCTGATAACGATCTAAACGCCATTCGTAGCAATGGTTCAATTCCCGGCGGATATGCAGTCAATCATTACCTGACTGACACTGATGCTTGGTTCCTTATGACTGACGTTCCTAACGGTCTAAAGCACTTTACCCGTTCAGCAATGGCTACATCTATGGATGCAGACTTTGACACTGGTAACAGCCGCTATAAAGCCCGTGAGCGTTATTCGTTCGGTGTTTCTGATCCATTGGGTATCTTTGGTTCAGCAGGCGCGTAACAAGTAATAACGTGTTTGACTAAGGGGGCTTCGGCCCCCTTTTTTATGTTTGACATAAAGTACTGTATAGTGATAGATTACTGTATATCGGGAAACAATCCGGTGAATCTGACAGACCCGACTGACGACATGTAGACAGATTTGCCTTAACTCACATGTGAGAACTCTATAATGGCTAATACAACTTTTAACGGCCCAGTCCGTTCACAAAATGGTTTTGAAGATATTTCAGTAGCTTCAGGCACTGGAACAGAAACTACTAACTCTACTTATGGCAACAACGCTTCTATTGGCGGAACCCTTAAAGCTAAACGCTCTGTAGTAAAGACTTGGGAAGCCACAGCAGCAGTCTCAGATACTTTATCTATCGCTGATTCCGGTGCTATTGTTCTAATTCACGGAACCCTAGATAATGTTATTACTTTACCTGCTTCAGCTACTGCAACAGAAGGCGCGTATTTTGACTTCTTAGTAACTACCGCTGTAGGTTCTGGTAAAACAACGACTATTGCTATCCCTGCTTCAACAGGCAGTACTTTCTTGGCTCAAACGCAACTAGCAGCAGGTACTGCGGCTAACCCCGTTATTACAAACTCAGGAGATACTTTTACCTTTGTAGCTGGTTCAGGAATAGGGTCTAGGTGCCGTATTACTTGTATAACTGCGGTAACTAGTGGTAAGCAAGTATGGATGGCAACCTCTGTAGGCACGCCTATTTCCACAGTAGGTTAATTAAGGAGTAAGTTATGTCTTCTGATGTCCAATCGACATTTATAACCGCCGCCGCCGCAGATACTAATGGACTTTCTGTCGCTGCGGCAGTAGGTAATAACGCCGCGCTAGTGTTGGGCGGTGCTTTAGCTTCTGGTGGCGCTATTGTCTTTGACCAACCTAGGAATATAACTATTCTTAGCGCAGGTAATGATGCGGCTAAGTCTTTTACGGTAGTTGGTACAGATGAAACAGCTACAGCAGTTACAGAGTCTATAACTGGCGCTAACGCAGGTACTGCTACTGGAACTACACACTTCGCTACTATAGCCTCTATTACTGCGGTAGGTAATCCTGCGGGTAATGTAAGCGCAGGATCAGGCACATCTATTGCTGCTCCTATGTTTAGAGGCCGCATGAGACTAAAAGGTATTTACTGTGTTAATACAGGCACCGCAGGTACTACTACTTTCCGTGAAGAATCTGATAGCGGTGAGATACGTATGCAGTTTAACACGGTAGGCAGCGCAGACACCGCAGAGTACCCTGATATACCTGATGACGGTTTGTTATTTAGAGGTGGAGGTTATGTCCTATACACCCAGACGCAGCTATCTTCTATAACTGTGTTCTATGCGTAAATACTATAAAAAAGGCGGCGGAGTGGGCATGAAAGGTATGTCCATTGGTAGTGGCGATAAACGTCCTACCAAGTCTGGCGCAGGTATGACTGCTAAAGGTGTAGCTAAGTACAAACGTAATAACCCCGGAAGCAAGCTAAAGACGGCAGTTACCGAGGATAAACCAACTGGTAAGCGAGCGGGTAGGCGTAAATCCTACTGCGCTCGTTCTGCCGGACAAATGAAAAAGTTTCCTAAAGCGGCTAAAGACCCTAATTCAAGGTTGCGGCAAGCTAGGAAACGATGGAAGTGCTAGGAGAATAGCGTGAATAAAAGTTCTAAGTCAAAGCAAATGGGTAACCTGCCCACTGCGAAAGATAAGGCACGTCAGGCCAAGTTAGACGAAGCCTCTTCTCCTGAAGGAGCACGAAAAGCAGGGAAAAAGAAATTTTTTGAGATGTACGAAGATGATGGACGTACCCCTAAGAAGCCTAAAAATAAGGAAGATAAAATGGACAGAAGTTCTATGTCAAAACAAATGATGAGTGCTGGCGGAAAGCTAAACATGGTAAAGGGAAAAGACGGTAAGATGGTTCCCGACTACGCGGCTGACGGTAAAGGCAAGATGATGGCTGGTGGTATGGCCAAGGCGTACAAGGACGGCGGTAAGGTTCGTGGTGCTGGTAAAGCAACTAAAGGTGTACGTGCCTGTAAGATGAGAT